ATTGATGAAGGTGCCGGATGTCTTATTAAGGTTCCTAGCTTGGGTCACGAGTTGCGCGAGTGGATGCTCATGCTCTTGGAGGAAGAGTTTAGTGAAACTAGGTGCGCCCTTCTCAGTACGTGGGTAGTGGACTCCGACTTTATCGAACGCTTTAGCGAGAGATTGAGCAGCCCAGATTTCAACATTACTGCCGCTGATGCGCTTGATCTCCTTGAGGACATCCCGTTCCCGCTTGAGCAGGCTATCCCGCGTTCGCTCGACCTTCTCCGTATCAACCCTTACTCCTCGCATCGTCATGTCAACAAGACATGGGAGGAGGTCAAGTTCGAGATTAGCGATAGACCACAAGCTTTCTTTGCCAAGTTGAACGGAGAAGTAATTCCAGAGTTCGAGGGTCAGTTCAGCGTCACCCTCCGCATACGGTCCAACGTACATGGCGGGCATCTTCCACATTTCTGCTTTCGGATCGACTCCGAATTGCCGCGCCGCCTCCACTAAACCTTTTTCTGATTTAACTTTACCTAAGTGATCGTAGGCCAAAGCGTTGAGGCTGTAGCTAAATCTGTTTTCATCCAGTAATGACGCTATGACCATCGTGTCGATGATCCGGCCATTCACCTGAAAGCCCATCTTCTTAATCCAGCCCAAGTCATACTGTGCGTTGTGCATGATCTTATCGGCAGGACATTCAAAGACTTTCTTCAGCCATTTGTTAACTTGCTTTTCATCTAAGTTACCGCCGCCGAAATGACGGATAGGTATGTAACCGGACCAATCATCAACTGCAATGGCGTAACCCACCACCTCACCATCACCTGTAGGCCAACCGGGGCCGTGCTTCTTTAGGTTTGGATCGCGTGTTTCCACGTCGATAGCTATCTTTTTTGCAGACGTTAAGTCTGGTAGTTCGATGGGTGGTATCCACTCACTTTTTGGAGCGAACATTGCCATTTGTAATTTTGCCATTAGGTGTTTCCTTATGTGTGAACTCTGCCCCAAGGGCCGTGTATCCTGCTTTATCTAACCACGAATCAGTGTGGTCAATCGTTTCTATTAGGCGACTGGTCTTTACCCAGTCCATCATCAAAGCCACGTGGGCCGCGGTCAGATAACCGTGCGAAACCATTGCGCCTTTTATTATTTCGTTCCAACCAACGGCAATCCTGTTGTGGTTGTGATAAGCATCGCCATAATCCTTTGCGCGTTGCCCATTAATAAGCTTTTCCGCTTCACGCAGAACGTCTTCTCGTTTCATTTTTAATGTACCGTTTGATTGAGGGGACCGAACACGCACCATTCGTTAAGTTCTTTGTCCCAAGTGAGAGTGAGACCGGGCATGTCTTCATCCTTAATATTAGGATTATCCCAGTCACGAAGTGTTGGGTCTTGAATAGCCCCGTACTCCTCTTTGATGGCATCAAGCATTTCTTGATATTTGGTTAGTGTTATTTTTTTCATAGGTCATAGCTCCGTGAAACATCTTCAGCATCTACTATATATAAGTTCTGCTTTGCTCGGGTTACGCCCACGTAAAAAACGCGATGTGTATCATCCGGGTTCTGTTGAAATTGTGTATCGGCTGCTGGACTAAGGTCCGTGAACAGCACAACGTTGTCCGCTTCACCACCTTTTGATCCGTGGATCGTGGACGCTGTAATACGGGGAATGCCGTTAAACTTCTCGCCTCTTCGCAGCAGTGCCGTGACATACGCCCGGTCAGTATCAGGCAGTTTGTCCATAGCTTCGGACCAGATCATATGCTTTTCAGCAAGCAGGCCATGGTTAGCGACTAATGTTTCAAACGTTACGAGGTCTTCATCGGCTACACCCGGCAGCTTTTTAAAACCACGTGTTACCCGCTCGCCTATCGACATGTAGCTAAACACGACACGTGCGACCTTGCCGGATATTTCTTTTCCGCGACGCATTTGTTCCCAACCGTTAACAGCTTCACTTACCTTTTCACTGATAGACCGTCTTCCGCGGTAGTTGAACAGGTAGCCGTTTGACTTCAGGTCGTGAGCAACAGGCGTTAGTTGGTATCCAGCCTGTGATAAAATTAGCCAATCCCCTTGCGCCATGTCCAAAGAGTTTATAGTAGTGATTCGCGTCACATTGCCGGGTTCGGATCGCGGTTCATATGCTTTTGGAAAGCGCCTGCCAATGCGACGCACGACATTCTCTGCCACGTCATGCACATTCTTAGGTATTCGATAAGACTGTGACAGTATTTCCGAACCACCGGGTAAGTTAATAAAATGGTCTACATCTGCACCAGCCCATCGGTAGATGGCTTGATCGTCATCACCTGCGCAGTACATCTTCTTAGATCGACTATCTAAAAGATGAGCTATGTCCCACTGTAACGGGGACAAGTCTTGCGCTTCGTCTAAAAAACATAAATCAAACTCCGGGCAGAACTGGGCACCACCTTGTGCAAACTGCTCTAGCATGTCGGTGAAGTCGTACAGTCCCATACTGTCCTTGTATTCTCGCAGGCACTTATCGACAAAGTTAACGGTGGTCCAGTCCTGTTCGATAGAGCTAATGTTGTATTGATCGCGCAGGTTTACCTTACGCAAACGCGCCAAGTTAATTAAACCAAGAATAGGATCACTGCTGGCTACCATGCTAGGCACGTCATCATCTATCGACGTGTTCTTTTGCCCGCCTAGTTCTACACCAATGGCGCGACTAAGTTCACGGTAGTTCTCCTCCTGCATGACCTGTTCGGGGCGTATGTCAGACATTGTTAAAGCAAGGCTATGCAGTGTCCGAAAGAACACCAAGTCTTTCTTAGGGTCTAAGTTAAAACGAGCAGCCGCCCGCTCTTTTGCCTCATTTGCCGCTTTTCGAGTAAAGGCCAAGAATGCGATACGGTCAGGTGATGTTCCTTCCGACAGCGCCTTGTCCACCATGTTGAGCAAGGTCGTGGTTTTTCCTGTGCCCGGAGGTCCAAAGATTCTAAACATCTTTCTTTTTCTCCCTACTGTAAATCTGTTGCACCCGTTGTTTAGATATACCCCAGAACTTTCCCACTGCGGTCATGGTCATTCGTTGTCTATCTATCATGTCAACTATTTCTAGGTCTCTCATATGACGCCAATACTTTGTTAACAGCTTTGTCAAAACGGAGCCTCCTCCTGTCCAAATGAAGGCGTTTTTAAATCTACTTCAGCACTTTCAAACGCTGGTATTTTCCAAACACGTACTGCTCGTCCCTTGATCTTTAATACAATACTGTCGCCGTTAATATCTCTCAAACGTTGCGCAATGCGATGCGACTTGTACTCAAAGAATTTGTTCTTCTTCAGATAATTCTCAAAGTCCTTGAGCCTAAAGTAAGTAACCTCTTCCTCTTCATCGGTCCAAGGACGGCGTAATAGTATCTCTTCCTTGTCTTGCGCCTGCTGTAGGTGGCTGCAAAACTCTTCAAGGTAATCGTAGAACTGACCACTGATGCTGGCGTCTTGCGATACTTCCATGATCGCACTTTCGTTGTCGCGCATCTCAGTCATTAGTGTGCTGATCCGGCCTTCCCACTGCTGCTTGGCAACGGACCGGGGCATGAAGTTAAGTTGCTCCATGCAGTATTTCTGAAATAAGGGTTGGCTCATCAGAGCCTCAGTGTCTAACTCCAGTGGTTCGCCGTTAACGTCCATAAACCAGACGGGAGGGGTAGAGTTATACTTGCGTAGGTTCGCTATCGTAGCGCCCGCTACAGCGGCTCCTATGCCGAATTTACGTGTGCGGCACAGTTCTTTGTTGCAGTGCGCGTTGATCGGCGCATCAGAACACTTGTAGGCGTAGTCTTTGCGGTCTAGCTGCTTCGCAACTATGTTGACCTCTGGTAGTGGCAATGGCGGAGACAGGTACTCCATGTTGTAGCGTAGTATTTCGGACTCGTAACTATCTGGATACGCCTTGCGCAGGTATACCCCGATATTGAATAGACCATTATTTCTACCTCCCTCGCTTATGCGCTGCTTACAAAGTATCTGCAAACAAGGTGGTCCGTCCTTCATCAGGTCGGTTTCACCTGTATCTACTATTTGTAGCTTAACTACTTCTTCGGGGGTTTGTGCATATTTTTCGTACAGGTCTATGAACTCATTCAGTTCAGCGGATGTACCATCATCTAATATTGCGTAACGCAGACCGTTCTCGTGATCGTAGTAAGGTAGGTTGAGAAAGTTTCCAACGTCACCACGGTCTAGGTGCAACTTAATCTGTTTCGGGAATATCTCACTCTCACCATAACCGAGGGCCGCGGACATGTGTTGCAGAGACTTCTGCATGTCTTTCGCAGGCACCCATTCCTTTGAGAATAAAAAACAGTGGGCACCCCCAGACTTGGACCGGCACACTACTAAAGGTAACTTTAACTTTCTTATTTTATCGACAAGCATCTTGTGGTCGAGTGGATACTGGTCCACGTCGATACATCCCCACTTACACATGTTGTCTTCGTTGATGGGTATGATACCCAATCCACTGCCTTTACCAGACAGATGGTTTTCCCAAAGCTTCAATGTTTGGGGTTCACGCAGGACGCCAGCCTTACCTTTGGCCTTACCGTTCGCGCCGGTGTTTTCTATCTTGAAGTAGCCGTGGGCTTCCTTCAGGCCATCGAATATGGCCATAAATTTTTCTACTGACATTTGTGCCCCCATACGGAAAAAAGCGGCAGGGCACTAAGTACCCCGCCGCGTGACTATTAAAACGGTGTAGATTTACCGTCTGCTTCGTCATCCGTATGTTTCACCACAACATCGCCTGCGGTGATGCTCTCTGCAAAACCCTTTGCGCGGGAATACAGAGCGCCATCCTCAATGACACCTTCGCAGGACATCTCCCATCCATGCCACGATCCCTTGGAGTTCTCCTCGGATACCGTTTTCAGGTGGTAAATGTGGCTAAAGCGGGGCGGTGTAAACGGCCCGTTTTGACCTTGCATTGAGCGAGACGCCATCATGCTGTTCCACTTTCTGCTCTTTTTAAGCTGTGTGGATTTCATTGCGATGAGGGCGGTCTCGTATGACCCATCATCGTTGATTAGGAGAACAAAGTGTTGGTGAGTCTCTTCGATGTAAGACCCATCACCATTTGCAACATATTCCTTGTTGTCATCTGGCGAACGCTCTGTCTTTGGACGTTCTTCTCCCGGTTCATAAATTGCCATGGGCGCACCGCTTCCGCTGCCACGCGGAGCCCACTGGATAAACCTACGCTGATAAGCGCAGGGTACTACTCGAACCCCGTCCTTACCTTTGTATGGAATACCAGTAACAGTGTTGTATATATCACCCTTACGTGCCGTCTCATTCTCGTCCAATACAGGATCGTTGCCGGACAGGACCTTTAGGAATGGAAGAGCTAAGTCTTCAGTTCCCATATTGTCCATGCCTGCACCAGCATCCTGCTCCATCATGGCAGGATTGAACACTGCCACATCTTTATTGCCTGCTTCGGCTAATTCACTTTTCTTAGTCATTATTTCTTACCTCGTTTAATTACTGCGCGTTGACCCACCCATGCTCCAAACAATTCCATTGGAAAATCCTCTCCTGCTTCGCAACGTTCTTTGACGAACGCACGTAACGTTTGGGGATGCACCTCAGTTTTTTGTTCTGGAATAAACCCTTGCGTCTGCGCAAATGCGGCAAAGGCTCCCGCTTGATCGTCCTCTCCACGGCCAAACTGACACAAGACAGTATTTTTAATAATGTCATCGTGCCCATGATCGCGTAGCCAGTCGTAGGCTTCTGGACGTTTACTAACGAGAATGGACGCACCGTATGTCTGTTTAACTTCAACAGTTGAACCGTCATCTAGTGCAAAGGAAGACATGCCGATCTCTGCAAGCATCGAAGGCATCTCCTCATCCGTAAGCTTCAGAAGCGTTTTCTTCTCGTCTTTGAGCGTTTGCTCAAGGTCAGAGATTTTAGCTTCCTTGTCTCGGATTGTTCTGGCCAACGCGGCTACCGAAGTAAGCCCTTGCTGGTCAATTTTTTCAACAGATGTAGCATTCGTTTGTTCAAAGTCCTGCTCCATCAATTTTGCTAGGTCATCACTCATCGTGTTTCTCCTTTCGTGGTTAAAGGCACCGT